ATCAGTACTGTCTTTTGTAATTTGTTTTAGTTCTTCAATCTTAGCAATAAACGCAGGTAACGGTATTAACTTGGTTAACTCTTCTAGATTAATGCCAGCAACTCCGGCAGTTAATTTGTCAGCGGAAAATATTTGATTTACTTTTTTTAAGTTAGCTTGTTTAACATCTGGATTATGATCAAAAATACCTTGTCCGTATTCGTCTTGATCATCTTCAGTTACAATTGAATTCATAAAGGATTCAAACTGCTCTTCTGGAGACTCGGATACTTTCTTTTCTTTTTTTACAACCTGTTGTGCCGGACCGCCTGCTTCATCTAACAAATCATCAAAACTTACTCCCAATACTGGCAGTTCTGATTCGTCGACAAATTTATAAATGTATGGAAATACTGCTTTTAAATCTTCGTTGAATGTACGAATTGTTAAACGATTAATTAGGTCATTACTAACTTCTTCCGGAATCATTAAATCTTCTTGTTCTTCAAATGATTCTACAAATGATTCGTAGTATGCTGGACGTTGTAACTTGTGGATAGTTTCTTTAATTTGGTCAATACGATCTAGTACACGATCAGTTACATTGCCCATTGCTTCGCTAACTTGTGCCTGACGATTAACATAACCTTTAAATTTTCGTAGACTTGCCAGTTCTTCACTTAAACTACTAATGTGTTTACCAATACTATCGTATGGAGTTCCGCCGTGTTTGATATGTTCTGCTAATGCACGAGCACCATTTAAATGTTTGTACGGATAACGGAAACGTTCGCCTTGTGCGTTCTCAATGTAAATGCTGTCAATGTGCATTGTTCTGCCAGCGGCAACATCTAAGTTGACTGGTTGACTGTGTTTAACAACTAGTCTTGCTTCGCCTAGGTCTTGATAACTCATGCGAGCGTTACCATACATCTTATTTTCCATTATAGGAGTTTGTGGCATAACTGGTTCTTCCTTGGGCTTTGATTGGTAATGGTAGTCACGCTTGTCTAAGCTGTCCTTACCTATATTTTGTTCATCATATTTTAATAGACGTTTCTTAGCAAATATTCTAAGACCTTTTAAAAATTCACCGCAACGTGGGTGTTTTTTATCCACTAAATCACCGGCAAGTTGTACTACAATTCCTTCATCGTCGTCGAGCGTAATTGTAATAGTTCCTAATGATTCACCGTTTTCTTTGTATTCGAATTCAAAGAATCGACCCTGGTTCATTTCTTTTTTTCTGGTAATGACATCCCCGGATTCGTTTCCAACTTGTATGTTAGGAAAGCGGGTTTGTATTTTACCGTAGAGGTCGAGCGCAATTTTGTCTAAATTAGATTCCATAGTATATTTATCAGATGTTTGAGGAAACAAATATAGGCAAGGGTGCTTGCCAATCTTCGTCTAGTGAGGATTCTATGGCAAGTTTAGCAAATACCGCAGGATCCCAATCTGCTAGTACTACAGTCATGCGTACAATTAGTAGTAACGCTGACACTAAATCGTCGTGTTGTCCAGTTTTTGCTTTATATGTTACGCCCGCTGCAATAAATGTTTTTAGTTCACTTAGCAATGCTTTACTGTTAATCTTCATTTGATCTTGTTCAATAAAGTATTTTAAGCGGCTACATGCTGATATTTTACTACCGTGTGTAGTGTTAAATCCTTTACGGAATTTACGCACATGACCTTTTTTAACTGGTTCGCTAAGGAATAATCCCGGGAATGTGTCTTCGCCTAAGTTTGCAATTACTACTAGTGCGGCTTCGCCTAATGTGTTATTTTCTACACTCCAGTAGATGCTGTTGGAGTAATCTTGGCTTATTTCGTCCTGGATATATCTAATTACATCTCTAAAAATTTTAACTTGATCCTGTATAATAGTTAAGTTGTGTTGCCACTCTGCTACCTGTATCATACTAGGCAATTCAAATACTTGTATACCTGCGTAGTCGCCGCCCGTACCTAAACTAGGATCTAACCCTACCAAATAAGTATTACCGGGAGTTGGCTTTTTATACCAACGCACTTGCCCCATCTTAAATTGTGGTTCTTTGCCCATCATCTCTGCTAGCTTAATACTGTTGATAAGTGTTTCGTCAAAAACTAAAAACTCGCAGCCGTACTCTCGACGGAAACGTTCTTCACCAATACGCCCCATTTCAACAGACTTCCATTTGTCGTCTCGATCCGGATGTTCGTGCCATTCTGCTCTAAATCCGTGGAACCCGTTGCGTCCTAAGTTGTCCTCGCGTTCACTGCCAAACTCGTCAAATTTATCTTGTGACTCTTTCCAAATATTAGCAAATGTATCTTCGTCTGAGTTTGGCGTACTTGTTATAATTGCACGTCCACCAGTTGCTAGTGTCGGGGATATTGAAGTCCAAAACTCAGTGGCGATATTTGGTTGAACGAATGCAAACTCATCGCAATACAGTAGGGAAATTGACATACCACGACCAGTGTTGCCAGTTGTAGTAGCCGATACAATTCTTGATCCATTATCAAACTCCATTGACCCTTTGTTATAGTTTACAACACCGCTACGAATATAATCAGGGCATAATTCATATCCGTATCTAATACGCTGCATAATTTCCTGCGAGCCTGTATATTTGTGTGCGGCAACTAGAATAGTTTGATCTGGGTGAAACATAGCAAACCAAAGCAGATATGCTGACGCACAAGTAGTCTTGCCACTTTGACGCGGCAGCATGTTTACATTAAAACGATAATCGTGATAACTGTGTAGTAACCCTTCTTGATATTCAAAAGGTTGAAATAACATCTTGCCTTTAACAGGATGCTGTATATAAAAGAAATGTTTAGCAAAATATAAGTAACCGGTTTCGGGGTCGGCGCAGGCCAGCAGATCTTTAATCTGCTCTTCTGTGAACCGTTCAGTAGTATGCGCTTTTTTGGTTAAGACGCCGTCAAGTGATTTTGCCATATGTTTATTTACATAAAAAAAGCACCCCGAAGAGTGCTTTTGATAATGCTGTTAAGGAGTATTAACGGCCTTTAACATCTGCGTAATGTGCGGCTAGTTGTTTAACTAACCCTTCGTGCATGTGCGGATTGCCTATAGGCAATCCAGCTTGGCGTGGACGATGATCGCCGCTGTTTGGAGGCGTTCCGACGTTAATGACGTCATTAATGTCTAATGTTATTTGGTCAGGATTGTTTGTAGATGCGTTAAATCCGGCACCCACATCTTCTTCATACGATTCTTCAGGTTCTCCAATTAAAATGTCGTGTTCGCTATCGTGTGAGTGTTGCGGTTCGCTTTCTGGTCCGTCTTGAATATCTTTTAATACATTCAATAAGTCACGGATACCACCTGCGCCGCTACCGTTCATACTAACGTTCATTGTTACTGAATCGCTTTGTTTTGGAGCAGCCATACGAGACGGTGGCATCATATCCATTCCACATTCTTCAACCGATACTTCAGTAGATGCTTCTGGAGGAACTGCGCCGTCTACCGGTTCAGTCATGACTACATCGCTTTCGTCAAGCTGTTTCATCTTTGCTAATAAATCTTGAAAGTTCATATTATTTTCCTTTTCTTGGATCTGGATTTGAAACCTTACCAAGCGGGCTCTTCGCAGGTGCTACTTTATCTGCCTTGACTGTTTTTTCACTCGGAGTTTTCTTTGCTAAAATCTTTTCGTTAACACCTTTGTATTGTGTTAGCTTCTTTGTATGTGAGCCTAATTCTTTAAGTAAACTCATTACTTGCTTATCGCCAACTAATTTTTGACCATCTACATCTTCTAATGGTTTTTCTAATAATGATTCGCCAGTTGGTTTATCGTTAGCATGATTTAATGCTTCTTCGTCTTGTTCTAGTAAATTGCGTACTTTAATTTTAGCAAGAGCAACACTACAGTAGTCAGCTACTAAATCACGAATTTGTAAACTAGTTGCTGGATATGCTGTAGTAATATCATATACTGTAACTTCAACATTCTTTTGATCTGGGAAGTCGACTTGTGTTTCTTGAATAGGGGTGCTTTTACCTGCTGAGCATGATTCAACTTTAAATTGAGATAATGCTTGCTTGATCTTAGTAGCGCAGTCTTTTGGACAGTCGCCGGCAATTTTTACTTTAAATTCGTAAACTTGTTTGCCTTCTATAACGTATTGTTTAAATGATTTCATTGTGTAATCCCAGTATTGTATTTATTTCATATTCTTTAATCTTTCGATCAAACTGTTGCGATCTGCTACAATAAAGCCATCACCCTGTATATTAACACTATTGTCTTCTTGATTAGCATCTTGATCAAGTTTAGCTTTCTTTAGCTGTAGTTCGATCATTTTAAGTTTTTTATCAATTTTAGCGGCTTTAGCGTCAATGGCGTTTTTAAGCATACCGCCGGCAACTTCAAAAATACGTCCGCTGTAACGTGCTTCTACATTCATACCTAAGTCCATTAAATCGTCATAGGCATCTGTAGCACGTTGAGCAAGTGCGTCAAACTCTGAATCTGCAGCATCACCTAGTCCCTTGACTGCGGGCAAACTAGCTGAAATTTTGTCAAATTCTTCCATACTGCGTAAAAACGTATCGGGTTTTTCGCCAGCAGTTTTTTGTTTCTTTTTTTCTTCTGCCTTAATAAGTTCTTTACTAGCAGGCAAATTCAAAAGTTCTTCAAGTTTTTTAGTCATACTTTACTTATGCTCCGCCTTGATGAAATAAATCATTTTCATTGACAATACGAAACTTTATACCCTGTTGTCTACACCACATTGTGGCAGCGGCCCATTTGGCTTGGTTCTTAACAAACTGTGCTTGATTGTACTTGTTTTTGCCCACTCGTTCAATTAGCGTCTGGCTCGCGGGTTTAATTTCAATAAGTTCTACAATCATTCGATTTTTCTTATCTACATACTGTATAAAAAAATCCGGAACGTACACTGTATTGCGGCCAGTTAGCGGGTCTCTGTATGGGATTTGTATTGCTTCACTTGCCCATTTTTGTACACTTTCGTTTGTGTCGCAAAATCGCATAAAACTCCATTCCCAACTACTGCGGTATACAGGAGTTTTAAGCCCGACATATTTGCCGGGGTTAGTCATAGTAAACTTACCACGTGCGAATTTGCTGGCCATATTAAACTAAAATGTTACGTGATTCGTAGTTATTGGTTAGCGGGGCAATTCTATAACCTAAGAGACTAATTTTTTCTCTATATGTGTTTAACACCTGTGCTACTACTTGACTTAATTGTATCTCACTAAGTTTTTTTAATGTGTCCACCAATTCAAACACATTGATGTTATCTGTTCTTGCTTGATTAAGTAACACAATACTAGTGCTTCTTGCGCTATCAGGATCAAACCCATGTTTTAAGAAAAAGCCAACTACTGCGTCAATTTGATTGCTCGGAAAACTTATTTGATTAACAAAAAATTTATCAAAAAATTGACGAACTTCGACACCACTGTCCCCTGCTGTAGATTTTGGTAAATTTATTGCCATGTTATAATCCTAGAATAACTTTTGTTGCAGTTACTGTATTGCTGACAGCATTTGCTATTGGAAACGCAATGCCCTGTATTCCACTAACACCTTGTTGAACTGTGTTTAACAAACTACTAGCTGAACTAGTGGCAGGTGCTGAGGGTAAATTTTGTGAATTTTGATATCCGTTAATTGTACTAGTTAAATTGTTAACAAAAGATTGAGCGTTACCCTGAACGCTTGCATTAGATGCAAAACTTGGACTTGCGGTTAATGATGTGCCGCCACTTAGTGGACTTGGTGTTTGATCATAATGTTCTGAACCAAATCCCGGAGGATCATCAGCGGTTACCATACCATTACCGTACGCCACTGCTTCAAACATAATTGTAGCACTGTTGTCGTGCGACGCCTGATTGGAAGAATCTAACGGACCGTGATTCCAACTAGCTATAATTGGATTTTGTAAAGTATAGCTTACATATTCATGTCTTGCCATTTGATAAATTGTAATTGAATTAAAAAACGGTAAAGTACTGCCGTTGTCAAATCCGTATGCCGTCTTAACGTAATTAAAATTCTTAGTCGCTGTTCGATTATAAGCACCGGCAGTCTTTGCTGATGTGCTGTCGGCAAAGTAGTATGTGTAGTAATTTTGCCATAGTTGATTAATTAACCCCATGTTGTCGTCATGAAATTTAATGTTTGCCGCAGTGTACTTGTGGCCTGTTACTACGTTCTTTTTTCTGTTATACTGATTAAGTGTTTCTGTATTGATAGTAAAATTAGGAAGATCTACACTCTTAACTAACATATTAATTTCGTTTCGATGTCGTTGAACTAGATCAATACTTTTTAGGGCTGCTTCGTTGATGCTGAACGACACATGATAAAGAAATTTTGTTTTTGGTAGTAATCTAAACTGATCGTCAACAAACAATCGTGCGGCATGCTGATAATCTTTTAGATTAACATCTAAAGAACCGTTTAAAGATTGAGAAGGTGTAAAGGCCATAATAATATTTATTTAAAAAATAAACTGCGTAGTTAACTATCTGTCAATAAAAAACCCACTCTGGTGGGTTTTTTATTTAATTAACCGCCTAACTGACCACCACCGCCGGTGATGTTTGTACTGCGAGTTTGTTTAAAGTTAGCTGTTCCTACGCCAGCAGTGGCACCTACTTGAATACAGTTATCTGGCTGGATTGTGATATCAATTTCCGCCTGTGTTTGAACTGAATAGTCTAATGCGTTATAGTTAGCAACTGTAATGTAGCAACCATAACACTCCCAAGTTTCTAATGCTGTTGGAGCAGAGGCGCCATTGCCGCCGTCTAGCATCTCAATACGCATGGTAAACTTGTAGTCTCCGCCGGATGCAGCTGAGCTTTGTTCAAAGAAATCAAACTGCTTTTGTAATTGCTCGCCGACTAGCTTGCTAACAGCACCAGTTACGTCATCACGTAATTTGATTGCTATAGTAGACCATACCGGTTTACCAGCAAAGTTAATCTTTGAGTTGTATACGTCGATAGTTTGGTTAGCAAATGTAACAGTTGGTCTAACTGCTGTTGCAACTTGTTTTGTAAGTTCGGTAGTACCAGCAGACACGCCAAAGTTCTCAAACTGAATTCTAAAACGATATTTCAGTTTTGGCATCAGCATGCCTTGTGAGGCAGCTGATTGTCCTGATGCTAGTGGAACTGTAAATCTTGATAATGATGCGATTGACATATTTTTATGCTCCGTTTATATTAACCTAGACCCTTGATCTCGCCAGTATTCTTCAAGCGTAATGGAATGTAAATAAATTCCACTGCTTTTACTGGTTCAATAGCAACGTCTAGATATAGTTCACTACGATCAATTCTAGCCGGAGTGTTATTACTTGTATCACACACTACTAGGTAGTCGTATAGCGCACGTTGTCCTACTAATTCTAACAATAGGCTTTCTGCTGCACCCTTAATTTCGTTACGTGTAATGGTATCGTTTGGTTCAAATACGTATGGTTTAGCTAACTGAGCAAACTGTCTACGTAGATAAATCACCAAACGTGCTACGTTAATACGATCTAAACTACTTGCATTTTTAGCGCGAGTATATTGACCGTAGTTAACTAGGCCTGTACCTGTAATAAATGTTAGCGGATTAACTTTAATGCTTGCTAACGTATCACGTTGGCCGTTATTTAATGCTACTGATTGGAACTCACCTTCGCTAGTAATATAACCAACTGCTGTTGCGTTAGTAATACCACCACGACGTGTACCAGCCGGAGCAAACCATGGATAAGCAACGTTATCGCTTAGGGCAATAGTACGTAGCATCATGTGGCTTGGAGGAACAGCAACGTTGTTACCAATGTTGTCACTTGTAAAGCCCCATGGATAGAAGAATCCTAAGTATTCATCACTTGATACAAGACCGAGGTCGTTATCTTCTAATGCGCCATTAACGTTGTTGCCCCAGTTGCTTAATGAAGTAGCATCCGGTGTTAAACGTGCCGGAGTGTCAGCGACAACAAACGCTGTTAACCCACGATCGTAGTTCAATGAAACCATTTCACCTACAAGCTCAGAGTATCCTGGGCAAGCAATTAGGTTAAACACACGTGACTCTTCATCGCGGATTTGTTGATTAGCGTTAACCAGCGCCTGTAGAGCTTGAATAACAACTTTACGTTGTGCCTTACGACCAAATGTACCTGAACCGTCTTCTTGGTTACCAGCTTC